GCAAAGGCAATTGGACGGCCCACAGGATGGGCGCTGCTTTGCTTGGTGGCGGGGCGAGTAATGGCGGGCGATAGGCAGCCAGCTTTCATGAGCAATGAAGTTGTGGCAGAGCACCAGCGTAATTACGAAGTTGCCAAGATAATCACGCGTGGCGAGATGTTCCTCAAAGGTATGATACCCATTGAGGACTTGGATGACGAAGAATTGCAGCGTGGTTGGCCGCGAGAGCATAACGGCGTATTTGAGCAGATAAGAGGCAAGACGCGCGTACTGCCGGCTACGTTGCGCGAGGCTGTTGAGGTCGAGCACGCTCGGCGTATGACCGAGAAGCTGCGCCAGATGCAAGATGAAGCGTTGGATACGATAGCGCACGTTATGCGCGATGATACTGCTGAGCCGAGCGATAGGTTTAAGGCCAGCCAGTACCTGTTTGAACGGGTGAATGGCAAGACGCCTGACCGTATTGCTGTCACTGTTGCTAAGGAGCCTTGGCAGGAAGTGTTTGAGGGCATCGGGCAGCTGACGCGAGAGCAAAGCCGGGCTATGCGGGCTGCTAGGGATGTGCTGGGCGGCCCGGGCCATGAGCATGAGATGTTTGGCATGACCATCGAGGGCGAAGTGCTACAGCCAGCAAAGGTGCCCTATGGCCACATACAAGCCCCAACAGCAGGTGACGCCAACCTGGGGGACAGCGCCGATGAGTCGGGCGCTCGAACGGATAGGGGTGCTGTACCAGGTCTACATACATCTGGTGACTGGGATGATGACCAGCTCACAGATGAAGAGCGAGCAGAATATGGCACAAGCACGCAGCAAAGCTATCGCCAGCACAGTGCAGAAGAAGAAGCTGTGCTAGATGCTACTGTGCTTAATAGTGCTGTACTCGATGGCGACTACACAGTGCCACGAGAGGTTGTTGAGCCTAAGTATGCGCCCGAGCCCAACATTAAGGTGCCGGACCACAACAACCCGGTTAACACCATGGCTACGGCGCCAAATGGCAGATATGTGCCGCCGCAGGAACAGGAGCGGTATGCTGAACCTAGCGTGCCGCTTAGCCAAAAGCTACGGGACCGTACCCAGCTTACAGCTGATTTGGCAGAGCGGCGCAAGGAAGCCAACCAAGCCAGGACGGCAGCCAAGGATGCACGGGTTAATGCTAGCCCAGAGCGTGGAAAAGCCAAGGTTACCAGGATAATTAAGCGCAATATGGGTTTAGATGCCGTTAAACCAGTTGACATTACCGCCGATGTGCAGCCAGTAGCTGATGGCGAGAGCCGGGTGAGGTTCCGTATAACGTAGCGCGGCGCTGTGCCATACGCTAGGCTAGGGTTACCGTGGTACGAAACTACGGTGTGCGCGCCCGCCAACGCCCACGTAGTGCCCAACTGGGGTCGAGCCCCGACAGCCCTCCCCCAGTTGGGTGCTATTAAGGCGACGGGCTTAGGACAGGAGCAGCGCAAATGGCCAATTGGCAGTCGGTTGGTAGCCGAGCACTACAGGCTATACCGCGTGTGGTCGATAACACTGCAGCGATGTCTATTCGCCAGTGGGCAATTACCAGTTCGCATGTCCCGGTTAGAACGAGCGACATGCCTGGTGGACCGGGTACATTTAGCCCGTATGGCAACATTAACTTCCTGAGCGTGTAATGGGCGTAGTAGCGCAGCGCACGGCAGGTAGACTGCTGGAACTCTCACATGATGGGAACCTGGCGGGCAGTGCACTACACAACTCAATAATGACCCAACTGCTAAACCTTGCGAAAGCATTCGACAGACTACTGGAGGTAGTTGAACTCATGACCGGACCAAACTTCGTGCAAGTGGACCAGAACTTCCTGGACCAGGTAGCCCAGACCGTTGAGTCTGCCGCTCAGGCATTTGAAACCGCAGGCACGACGATCGCTCAGCAACTAGCAGCACTGGTAGCTGCAGCCAATGCGGCCGGCACGCCGTTGCCACAGGCCAACCTGGATGCGCTGAACGCGGCTCTGGGCGACCAGGCGACAGCTTTGAGCGATGTGCAGGCAATCGTCGCCACGCCGGTCACGCCGCCGGCTGCACCTGTCGACCCGACACCTGCCCCTGTGGACCCGACGCCTGTAGACCCGACGACTGAAGAGTACTGAGCAGTCACACGCTTCGCTGGTAGGGGTCGGGGGCCACAAGCCAAACGTCTGGCCCCTACCAGTTGAACTAGGAAGGTAGAAATGGCAGCACCACAGTATGTAGCCTTCTTTGAAGGTAGCGTGTACGGGCCGTTCACCACGAACAACGGTACGGCAGCCGACACCGACGCTCAGCACTGGGTCGGCCATGCCGCTCCTGGTAGCCCTGTCATGGAACTGCGTACGCCAAGCTCATTCGTGCCGCCGTTCCCGATTAGTGAAGCTACGGGCTGACGCATGGCTGGGGCTAAGCGACGCACGAGCGGCAAGGGAAAGAGCAGCGAGTTCTCTGGCAAGCGCAACGTCAACAAGGGCAACTTCAAGACCGGCACTACCACAGCTAGTGCTCAGGGTAAACTAGGAGCAAGCCGTGTTAAGTCCCCGGTGCCAAATCTTGGTAACACATACGGTATTACTGCCCGTGGAGGCGGCGCTAGTTCTGGCGGCCCTGCTGCTAACGCTGGCCGTGGCAACAGTCTGTTTGGGTCGGGCAATGCTTCACAGGGTGCAGGGGCCAGAGTGCCCAGGCGCAGCGGCAGAGGACGATGATGGCCAAGTCGAAGAAGGCGGCCAAAGGTGCTAAGGCCCCGGGAGGTAGCTGGCGGGGAGGTATCCCAGCGGCTAGCGCAGGCAGCAAAACTGGATATACTCCAACGCCAGGAGCTAAGCCCGGTAGCACGGGAGTGCATGGAGCGAGTACCGCTAACATGGGGGACGGGACGCCGACTAACGGCCACAATCTGCCTCGCGGTTACGCGATCAATCCAAGCGTGGGCAAGCGAAACATTGCATCGCAGGGGTCAAGCCCCATTAGCAGGAAGGGCCGATGATGGCGAATGGACGTAGGGGCAGCCGAGGCCGCGGTGGCCGTGGTGGGCAAACCATCATATCTGGTATGTCTGCCGGCTCCAACAGCGACTTGGTATCTCAAAGCGGTGGTATTGCACGTACCTTTCAGTCTACCAATGGTAGCAACCGCAACAAGTACGGTCCAGGTTCGACAGGTGGTCGCCGACCGCGAGGGCAGAGCAGTATTTTGCCCGGCATCAACATCTCTATTTTCGCTGCAGGAGGCGACAGCGCGACTGTCCGATCTGGCGGCAGGGCGACTCCAAGTGCAACAATTCGTACTACCGGCAATACCGGCAAGACCAACGTCAGCCTAGTTTTGCCCAAGGCTCTTGGGCCCAAGGGCTTCGGCGGTAACTACAAGTTGTCGAAGGGCTACTGATGTCCGGCACAGCGGCAAACAACTTTAATCCGACCAACAACGATCAGCACTACGTTCAGGTCGACAATCTGGGCGCGCAATACCCGAACACGGTTGACGCGTTACCAAATGTACAATACCCAGACATGCCAGGTGGTCCCGCTTCAAACTCACCGATATCACCGGACCAGCGTGCGCACCCGGCAGCAGTTGTTCTTCCGCCCACTCCGCAGTCTCTTGGATTGCCTGTGTACGGAGCAACACTTGGTATCCACAACTACCAAGCAACACCACAAGAATAGCCCAGCAGAAAGGCAAAAGACCATGGGCGTAGCACAACCAAAGACCGACCCGGCTCAAGTTGATGAATTTGAACTGCAACTGGGAGAGTTAATCGAACAGTTCGGACTTGTTCACGCGGCTCAGCTGCCGGCATATACGATTGCGCATATTTTGCGTCACACGTATGACCACTTGACTAAAAATCGTGTTGACTGGGATGAGGTGCTGGGTGGCAAACCGTAGAGGCATTGGCCCTATGCAGTTTGGGTCTAGCAATCTTAAGTGGGGCGGGGCCGCTAGCCCCGCTGCGTACGCGATGGGGGCCGCCTACGGGCGGTTACCTCGCTCATCGGCTTCTGGCACCGCTCGGAGGGGCGGCGCACGTATTCTAGCGCCATGGGGTAACGCACTACCGAAGTCTGGCGTCAAACTTAAGCTCCGTACTGGTGGCGGTCGCAGCATGCCGACCCCAGACCCAACAGTTTTTGCTATCCAGTACCCGGCAAATGACCCGCGTAGGTGGCCAATTGCTGGCGGCAAGATCGTCATTTGGCAGCAAGCTGCTAAAGCTAACCGCCACAACGCCATAGTCAACCACGCATTTGTTCGTGGCGGCTACCCGAGCTACTCCAGCCCGACTTATAGCGGATCTGACGCAAGCTACGCTGAGACGTAAACATGGCCGTATTTTTCAACGGCGCATTTACAAGAGGACTTAGGCGCGAAGCTGAACGCAGGTTGCGTCGCGACACCATAGAAAAAGCACATGCACACCTGGGAATCCATCCCTTCAGCTCTCGTGCTTTATTTAGCGGTCTTGGGACTCGAAGGTTACTACAAGGTCGCTCCAAGACACAAGCATTATCAGAACCGCTCTCGCAGCGCGTAGGCACTAGTAAAACGAACTACAGTTCGCCAGGCAATCAGTCGAGAAGCAGCGTTCATCGCGGCACGCAGACGCAGAAAAAGTCGTCGCCTACATCCGGCACGCAGCCTAGCGGCTCAACTAGGCCGACAGGCTGGAGTACCAGTAGAACTTCTGGCACTTCCGCCACTCGACCCACCACAGCACGCAGCTTCCACAATGGACAGCGCCAGACCGGCGATAATACGTTTAATCCGCTCACAAGGCGCGATAGCAATCCAAGCTATCGACTACAGCGTGTTACAAAAAGCAGAACGCGCTTCCATAGTAGCGTAAAATGACCACATCTGACTATACAATTTTGGACCCCTGGGCCATTTACGAGCACCCGCGCATAAATTGGGTGCCTCACCGCGACCAAATTCGAGTCTTGGACTCAGTTGCACGCCACAGGGTGTGGTGCGCCGGTCGTCGTACTGGAAAATCAGAGCTTGGCGGCAATATTCTGTTGCCAGAGGCATTCTACACGCGATCTGTGGCTGAAGAGTGGCGGGCCAAGGGCAAAAGGCGGGAGTTTTGGATTGTCGGACCGGAATATTCAGACTCTGAAAAAGAGTTTCGCGTTTTGTGGTATCGGCTTCAAAGTCTCAAAATCCCATTTGATCGTCCCGGCTCGTATTACGACCCAATCGGACATAATATGCACATCTCGCTTTGGGACGGTGCATTTCAAGTACACGCGCATAGCGCAAAGTATCCCGACCACTTGGTGGGTGAAGCGCTCTGTGGAGTTCTTATGGTGGAAGCGGCTAAAGCCAAGCCAAGTATATGGCAAAAGTTCATCCGGCCAATGCTCAACGACTATAAGGGATGGTCGCTCCATACGAGCACGCCGGAAGGCAAGAACCACTTCTACAGTAAATTCGAGCGAGGACAAGACCCATTCGACACCGAGTGGGAAAGCTGGCGGGTGCCTTCATGGCACAATCCATTCGTCCATACGGTCAGAACAATAGATGACCATGTGAAGTTCTTGATCGATCAATTGTCTGAGAGGCCTGGGCTATCTCCAGCAAAGATTGCTAGAGATTGTAGCTTAATCATTGATGAAGAGATCATCGACCTGGCTGGCGATCTCTCCATTGAGATGTTTAAACAGGAAATATGCGCAGACTTCACTGAATTTGTTGGCCAGGTGTTCAAAGACTATGATGAGGAGTACCATGTCGGTAACCTTGAATATCACGTCGAGTCAGACTGGCAGACATTTGCTGCGGTGGACTATGGGTATACCAACCCCAATGTTTGGCTTCTCATTCAAGTTGGACCTTGGGGAGAAATTAATGTTCTCGATGAGGTCTATGAGCAAGGTCTCACCGCTGACAAATTTGCAGATGAAATCAAGAGGCGACGGCTTAACCCGCCCGACCTCCAGATATTCTATCCAGATCCTGCAGACCCAATGTCCACGCGCACGCTTGAAGACAAGCTGAGCATTAAATCATCAGGTGGAACTGGCGGGGAATTGCCAGTGCGTATTAACCTGATACGCGAGGCGCTGCGTAAGGGTAGGCTAGACTTCGATAATACAGAACTGAATGATGGTAATGCCACCAACTGGCGCCCACGGTTGATGATCGACCGTAAATGCAGCAAGTTGCGCAAGGATATGATGGCATATCGTTATCCAGAGAAGCAGGACGATAAAGAGGACAGCCTGCCAAGGTTTGAATTACCCATGAAGAAGGATGACCATGGACCTGAAGCGCTTGGACGTTTCTTCATGGGATATTTTGGCTCTGGCGCTTTACTTCAGCAAGGCGGCAGCAGGGTGAGTAAAGGCAATGTTCGACGCCGTAAGAGCACTCCAGGCGTCCGCAAGCGTCAGAATGGTAGGTTGCTAAGTCCGTTGATGAAGCCGCTGAGTAGCATGCGGCCGACGAAAGACGGATACATCGACTGGAAGCAGCTACGCTAATGCCTTTAGACACCAGGCAGTATGATTCTGCCATAGATTATATTGGGGATACCGCCCAATTTGGCAAGACGATGAATAATCTTGCCAACAATGACGATAAGTTGCGCGTCAAGGCGTATGAGCTTTATGAAGATATGTACCATAATCGCCCAGAGCACATGCGCGTTGTGCTGCGGGGTGAAGAAGAGGATAGTGTTGAGATCTATCTGCCTTCTGCTAAGAAGAACATTGAGGCTGTTAATAGATTCTTATGTGTAGACTTTGATTATCAAGTTGATATCACAGTTGGCACGCCGGATGACCAAAAAGCCATAGATGCTGCTTTGGGCAATGTGTTTCACAGACAAGAGTTTTACCGTAAATTCAACCAAATGAAGCGCTACCTACTTATGAAGGGCGATGCTTGCTTTCACGTTGTTGGTCGCCAACATGAAAAAGCAGGAAAACGCATTGTTATTGAAGAACTCAAGCCTGAGCACTATTTCCCTATTGAAAATCCTGTGACTGGCGAGAAGATGGGTTGCCATATTGTTGACATTATTCGCAACCCCAGGTCAACGCCTAACCTTAAGCGTTACAGCCCAGAGTTCCTCACGCGACGACAGACCTATCGCAAAGAAGTGGATGAGTTTGATGTACCAACAGGTCGTGTCACTAGTGAGTTGAGCTTGTGGGAGATCGGTCGATGGGACGACCGGCTGCCATTCTTGGAGTTACACTGGATTGACACTATCATTGAGGAATATTACCTTCCAGATGATATTTCTGAGATACCAGTATACCATTTTGCTAACAATCCTCCGCCGATGTCTACTTTTGGTATGTCAGAGTTGGCCGGCGTCGAAAGTCTAGTTGTTGCAATAAACCAAGCGATGTCGGATGAAGACCTCACCCTCATTACACAAGGTTTAGGGGTATATTGGACTGATGCAGCCCCTCCACAAGACTCTGCCGGCCAACCTAGCGAGTGGGAGATTGGCCCTGGCTCGGTGGTTGAAGTTGGTTCTGGCGGTAAGTTTGGTCGAGTTAGTGGTGTTAACTCCGTTACCCCTTACCTTGAGCATATTTTGGCCATGGATGAGTCCATGCAGCAGGCTATTGGCGTTCCCGATATTGCTATTGGCATGGTTGACGTTGCTACCGCTGAGAGTGGCATTGCTCTATCCTTCAAACTTGGACCGTTATTAGCTAAAAATGCTGAAAAAGAGCTTTTCATAAGCCAACGCATGGATGCGATGTTAGAAGACATCGTACAAGGTTGGCTGCCGGCGTTTGAGGACATTGTTGTTGACGGCATCAAGGTAACTTCCATCTTTGGCGATCCAACTCCCAAGAACCAGAGCCAATTGCTACAAGACCTTTTGGGCATTTTTGGCACTTTGGAGAATTACCTACCATTTGCTTGGGTATTCCAGCAACTTAATGATATCATGGGCTACGACCTTCAAGATCAGGACTTTGAGGATGCACTCACGGACCAGTTGCGAGAAGCCATCAATCAAGCCAAGATACAGCTCATATTGCAGCAAACTGCCCCTGCACCAGCCCCTGGCTCCACCGGGTCAGGCGGCCAAAATGGCAGCGGTACCGGAATTGGCGACCAAACGCCTGGAAAGAACAAGCCTAACACTTCTGGCGTGTTCCAGATAGACAATTTGACCAAGTTTACTCAGTCCGAACGATTGAGCAGGCAAACATCATCAAGCAGCCCCACAACTGCCGGCGGGGTAAGTACATCACTGTCACAGGGAGGCATTTAGCATGACGTTCCATAAGCAAATCATCACATATGATGAGAAGCCTGGTAATCCACATCGTCTTGGTCGCCATTATGAGTGGGATTCGCGTAGCTTGGATTGGCCTACGCCTCACAAAGATGTTGCAAACGTTGATACTGTGTGGCCAGATAGCGCGCCGATTCTTAATCAGGCTGATATCGGCTCGTGCACTGGCGATACAGATGCTGATATCCTCAACACAGAATTTTTCGCTGCCGTGCGACAGGCTAAGAATAATGGCAATTATTTCAATCAAG